GGTGTATTTCCAGATCCAGCTGTTCCTTGACTACCAGGTGGTGAATCTGAACCAACAGCAGATCCTCCTCCAGAACCTCCATTAATTCCATCTCTATTTCCAGCAGGAGATGTAGCACCTCCACCACCTCCTGTTGATGTTATTGTTGAAAAAATTGATGGATTACCAGAATTACCCTTACCACTAGATACTCCTGCTCCTCCTGCTCCAACTGTAATTGGATAAGCTGTTGCTGTGACTGTAATTCCTGTTGGTGTTGCTAAAGGTGAAGTTGTTGGTGCTGGTAAACTATAAGAATTAGACATTCTAAAACCACCTGCTCCTGCTCCGCTACCCGCTCCAGGTGAATTCCCAGTACCTCCACTACCTCCTGCCGCTACTACTAAATAATCTACTGCTGTTGATCCTCCAGGATTACCAACATTTGTTACTGTAAAAGTTCCTGGACCAGTAAAAGTATGAATTTTAAAATCTCCACAAGTAGTAATTGTTCCACCTGTTGCTGTTATGAATTCCGCAGTTGAAATTTGATTAAATGTTTGAGAAACTGTTTTCCAACCTTCAGTTGCATCTACATATACTAATGTATAAACTTGACCATTAATTTTAATTTTTGCATCTATTGCTGATCCATCAATAAGAGAACCATTTCTACCAACTGTAATATTATTTGTAGCTGAAGTATTTGCATAATCTGCAATCGCTACGATATCCCCTGCACTTGGAGTTGCTGGTAAGGTAACTGTAAAAGCTGATGAAGTTGTGTCACAAAAATAACCATTACCTGACACTGATGTAAAACCTGTAGTCTTTTTAGTCGTATCCCAATTCACGCTCCCCGATCTACCAAAACCGCTTTGCGAAGCGCCGGCAGCTAAAGTAACCGTGTCTCCCGAAGCGCCGATTGTAATAACGTTAGCCGATTCGCTGATGATATTAGCACCACATTGATTCTGAAGATTATCTACTTTAATTATACTTGTCATTATTGAAATTTATATCTAATTATTACTATTCCACTACCACCTGCTCCAGATGATGCTCCAAGGTTATTTTTACCACCTCCACCCCCACCTGTATTAACTGTTCCAGCTGTTCCTTGAGCACTTGGATTATCTGCAGCTCCAGCACCACCTCCACCTGGTCCACCTGGTCCTGGTACGAAAGGTTGTCCACCCCCACCTCCAGATGCTCCACCCCCACCTGCTCTTGCAGTTGGTGTTCCATTAATTGAACTTGTTGCTCCTGCTCCACCTGTTCCTGCACAAGTTGGACCACCATTACCACCTGTTGCTGTTGCTCCACCACCACCTCCACCACCAAATCCAGGCCCAGAACCTCCGGTACCTCCTGAATTTCCTTGAGGAGGACTTGTTGGAGGTGTATTTCCTGCTCCACCTCCACTTAAGGGTGCAGCTGCATAACTTGATCCACCACCCGATCCTCCTGATAAACCTGCACCACTTTGATCATATGCACCACCACCTCCTCCAGTTGCTGTAAGTCCTAAAGCAGTTGTAGAAACTCCATTTCCACCTCTTGATGTAGTTGCTGGTGTTCCACCTCCGCCCACGGTAATTGGGTATCCAGTTAATGAAACTGGTAATGACCCACCTGGATTAGCTAATGGACTAGCCGTCCATGCTGCTGGACTTGGAACTGATTCTCTAAATCCTCCAGCTCCACCCCCACCACCATAATTTCCTCCACCCCCACCTCCTCCACCTACTATTAAATAATCTACTGAACTTGATCCTAATGGATTACCTGCACAGGAAACTGTAAAAGTTCCCGGACCTGTAAATGTATGAATTTTATAATTTCCACAAGTAGCAATACATCCTCCTGTTGCTGCTACAAATCGTGGTACTGGTAAATCAGATCTATTTCCTGAATCTGTTACAATCCAACCTTGTGTTGCATCAACATATACAAAAGTTACTGAAAGACCATTAGTTGATAAAATTGCATTATTTGCTGATCCTCCAATATTAGATCCATTTCTTCCAATGGTTAAATTATTAGTTGCAAAAGTATTTGCATAATCTGCTACACCAACTACTGCCCCCGCTGCGGGAGAAGATGGTAATGTTATTGTAAAAGCTGCTGAGGTTGTATCTGCAAAATATCCAACACCAGTTACTGCTGGGTTTGGGTTTGCTGTAATTTTAGTTGTATTCCAAGATACTGCTCCTGTAGGACCAAATCCTGCAGCTGTACCTTGATTTGAAATAGTTGCTCCAGAAGGAATGATAATAGTATCACCAGATGCGCCTAACGTTAAGTTAGTCCCGCATTGTGGTTCAACTGCATTGACTTCTAGTTTACTCATTAAATAATTACCAACGTTCCTGTTACTGTAAATGCATTTACAATTGTTACTGGTCCTGCAAGAACTGCAGATTCAATAACCACGTTTTGATTTTCTAAAACTTGAGCATGAGTATAGATATCCTGTGCTCCCGGTTTATTACCGATATAAGTTGTAGTATATAAACTATCCATATTTTTACCTATGCACTAATTGAATCTACCACGCTTACATAAACATCAGCAGAAGTTGCAGTATTTGATTGTACTCTAAGTAAATCAGTATTCTGCATCACAAATTTAGCACCACCTGTAACAAGTTCAACTGAACTTGATGGTGGAATGCTTAAATCTTTTGCAATGTATCTAACGGTACTTCCTGTTACAGAAACCCATACATCAACGGTGATTGCTGAAGATAATATGTTTGCGATCCTAATTCCAATAACTGCGTCATTTGAATTTGCTGTAAAAATAGTGCTAGCACTGTTAGTTGCTTGTGCGCTATATCTTACGAAATCTTGTGCCATATGTTCTCCTTATTATTATAATGCGATTGCCATGGCAACAGCAAATCCATTACTTGCTGCACCTACTGGCGCTCCTGTTGAATCTAAATACACTGCTTTACTTGCGGGTAATGTACAAAATACATCTTTTGTACCACTTGTAAAAGTTACAATGCTATCAGAGTTAGAACTTGTTAAAATTGTTGTTCTAGTTAAAACAGTTCCACCTGCGTTAAGTGTTCCTAATCCAACTTCCCATTCATTAGTACCTTGATTAAAAATAGCATAGTAAGTTGTATTGTTACCACCAATACCTAAAGCAAAAGTTTCAAAACCAGTTTGTGCTCCGGCCAAAGTAAATGTACTTGCACCTGTTGAGGTACTAGTTTCTTTTACTCGGTCGTTTATTACTAACGCCATTTATTTTTAATCTCCTTATTAAGAAGTTATACTAATAATTGCATCTGAACCAGAAGGTGAACCACTTGTAGGATTTGGAAATGTAATTGTAAAAGTTCCATTGGTACAAGTTTTGTTTCCTCCAAAATCTAATACAACAACCAGTTTACTACTACTAGTAGTATTATATATTGCTCCAAACGCTGCAGTAAAAGTTGCAGGTGTTGGTGTTCCAAATACAGAATCTGCAAAATCAACAGTTGCAACGTTACTCACGTTTGAAACTGCCTGACTCGCTAATGTATTTCCGCCAGCGGGATATTGACTACCGCCTCCAGAACTTACTTCACTAGTTGCAGTGAATACAGTGCTTGCTGTTGTATATGGATTTGCTGTGTATAATGCTATTTTAAAAGTGTTTCCAGCTGAAGCAAAATTATGCGTTCCCGATAGTAATTCTACTGGGAATGAAAACGGTACTATATTTGCCATTTATTTTTCTCCTTGTTATTTATAACTTGACGGTGATTTAGAAATTAATTGAGCACGAACTACACCATCTTTGTATTCGTCTCTGCGTCTTTGGCCGATTTGCTCGACTGCGTACGATTCAAGAGCTTTTTCATATTCTTGAGAGTAGTATTGTAACATATCTACAGGACCTTTCAAGTATCCATATGCATTAACTAGGCATGCATATAAAAGTAGATCTTGGTATTTATTAGATAAATAAGTGCCTATAGTACTAAAAGAATTAGCAGTAGTAGGTAAAGTAGTGCTTGTAATACTATCTGGTTCTTTATTATAAGCTAAAGTAATATCATAAGTTTTATCAGGTGTTGGTGCTACTACCCAAAAATTCTCATCCCAGTTAGCATAATATTTAGGAATATCTACATTAGCAGAATTAGGAGTAGAGTAAAATTCAGCTATAAAACTAGTATCTCTTTGCTCTAAGTAATATTGATTTCCTGCCGAATCAGTTAGTTGAACATATCTTATTACTCTTAAATCATCAGGTATAGTTACATATCTATTTCCAATAACTAAATTAGAAGTAGCATAGTAAGCGCTTTGATCTGTATCTATTGCTCTATAAATTTTATTTTCTGCGTTAATTATAATTGGATTTAAAATAGTACTTGTAAATACAGTAGAATCTACTTCAGTATAATTTCTAATATCGTTTTCTAAATTTGCTAATGTGTATGCCATATTAAA